CAACAACAACAAACAACAAACAACAACATTACAATTACTATTTACAACTACAATGGCATACACACAGACAGCTACCACATCCGCTTTGCTCGACACTGTCCGAGGTAACAATACCTTGGTCAACGATCTTGCGAAGCGGCGTCTTTATGACACAGCGGTCGACGAGTTCAACGCTCGTGATCGCAGGCCCAAAGTAAATTTTTCCAAAGTAATAAGTGAGGAACAGACGCTTATTGCTACTAGGGCATATCCAGAATTCCAGATAACCTTCTATAATACGCAGAACGCCGTGCATTCGCTTGCCGGTGGACTACGATCCTTAGAACTGGAATATCTAATGATGCAGATCCCGTACGGATCACTCACATATGATATAGGTGGGAATTTTGCATCTCATCTGTTCAAAGGACGGGCATATGTTCACTGCTGTATGCCCAATCTTGATGTCCGCGACATAATGCGGCACGAAGGCCAGAAAGACAGTATAGAATTATACCTTTCCAGGCTTGAGCGGGGCAACAAAGTTGTCCCAAATTTCCAAAAGGAAGCTTTTGACAGATACGCTGAAACGCCAGACGAAGTTGTCTGTCACAGTACCTTCCAAACGTGTACGCACCATCAGGTGGAAAACACAGGCAGGGTGTATGCTATTGCATTGCACAGTATATACGATATACCTGCTGATGAATTCGGAGCGGCACTTTTAAGGAAAAATGTCCATGTTTGTTACGCCGCCTTCCACTTTTCCGAGAATTTACTTCTCGAAGATTCACACGTCAACCTTGACGAAATCAACGCGTGTTTTTCGCGTGATGGAGACAAGCTGACTTTTTCTTTCGCATCTGAGAGCACTTTAAATTATTGTCATAGTTATTCTAATATTTTAAAATACGTGTGCAAAACTTACTTCCCGGCATCTAATAGAGAGGTCTACATGAAGGAGTTTTTGGTCACCAGGGTTAACACCTGGTTTTGTAAGTTTTCTAGGATAGATACTTTTTTATTATACAAGGGGGTAGCCCACAAAGGTGTAAATAGTGAGCAATTTTACAGCGCAATGGAAGATGCATGGCACTACAAAAAGACTCTTGCAATGTGTAACAGCGAGAGGATTCTTCTTGAAGATTCCTCATCGGTCAATTACTGGTTCCCAAAAATGAGAGATATGGTCATAGTTCCTCTATTCGACATATCTCTCGACACCAGTAAAAGGACCCGCAAAGAAGTCTTAGTGTCAAAGGATTTTGTATTCACAGTTCTAAATCACATTCGCACTTATCAAGCCAAGGCACTTACATACTCCAATGTTTTATCCTTTGTCGAATCAATTCGTTCAAGGGTAATTATCAACGGAGTGACTGCCAGGTCTGAGTGGGATGTTGACAAATCTCTTTTGCAATCCTTGTCCATGACATTTTTCTTGCATACTAAGCTTGCCGTTTTAAAAGACGAATTGTTAATCAGCAAGTTTAGTTTGGGGCCAAAATCAGTAAGCCAGCATGTATGGGATGAGATTTCCCTGGCTTTTGGAAACGCATTTCCATCGATCAAGGAGAGACTGCTAAATCGGAAACTAATTAAAGTGTCGGGAGACGCATTAGAAATCAGGGTGCCTGATTTATATGTGACTTTTCACGATAGATTAGTGACTGAGTACAAAACATCGGTGGATATGCCAGTGCTTGATATCAGAAAGAGAATGGAGGAGACTGAGGTTATGTACAATGCATTGTCTGAGCTATCTGTGCTCAAGGAGTCGGACAAGTTCGACGTTGATGTTTTTTCCCGGATGTGCCAGACTTTGGAGGTAGACCCAATGACTGCAGCAAAGGTTATTGTGGCAGTGATGAGCAACGAGAGCGGACTGACTCTCACATTCGAACAGCCAACTGAAGCAAATGTCGCATTGGCACTTAAAGATTCAGAAAAAGCCTCTGAGGGTGCACTAGTGGTTACTTCTAGAGATGTTGAAGAACCATCCATGAAGGGTTCAATGGCAAGAGGAGAGTTACAATTGGCCGGTCTGTCTGGAGACCAACCAGAGTCTTCCTATACTCGGAACGAGGAAATAGAGTCATTAGAGCAATTCCACATGGCAACGGCTAGTTCGTTAATTCGGAAACAGATGAGTTCGATTGTGTACACGGGCCCCATTAAAGTTCAGCAAATGAAAAACTTTATTGATAGCCTGGTAGCATCACTCTCTGCTGCGGTGTCGAACCTAGTCAAGATCCTAAAGGATACAGCTGCTATAGATCTCGAAACCCGTCAGAAGTTTGGAGTCTTAGATGTTGCGACCAAAAGATGGTTAATTAAACCTTTAGCCAAGAATCACGCATGGGGCGTTATTGAAACACATGCTAGGAAGTACCACGTTGCACTTTTGGAGTATGATGAGCATGGAGTGGTAACTTGCGACAGTTGGAGAAGGGTGGCCGTGAGTTCTGAGTCAATGGTTTATTCTGATACG